TAGGTATTAAAATATTCTTTACTACTGATGCAGCTAACGACGCATAAGGAATTTAGATATGAGAGATTTAAAAAATAAACTTACATCAAGTAAGAACACAAGCAATATACAAAGAAGAAAAGGTAAATCATTTGGTTATCAAGTCTTAGGGTTTGGTGCTGGTGGTGGTGTTAGTAATTATGAAATTAGTGCTTTAATTGTTGCTGGCGGTGGTGCTAGCACACAAGGTTACTGTCAGGGTGGAGCTGGAGCTGGTGGTTACAGAACCGGAACATTTGAATTAGTTCCAGGTGAACAATATACAGCAACAGTAGGAGCTGGTGGAGCTGGTGGCTACAATGGTGCTGATTCTTCTTTAGCTGGTACAGATATAGTAACAACTACATCAGCAGGCGGAGGTCATGGTGACACTGCTGCAGGAACAGCTGGTGGTAGTGGAGCCGGTAACTTTGCAAATACAGGTGGAGCAGCGGGAGCTGGTAACACACCTTCAACAAGTCCATCACAAGGAAATCCTGGTGGGACATCAGCAGGAGGTGGTAGTAAAGGATCCGGAGGTGGCGGCGGTGCCGGTGCTCCTGGTACAAGTACTACTACAGCAGCTGGTCCTGGTGGGGTCGGTGTAGAAAATTCAATAACTGGTTCTGCAGTTTATTACGCAGGTGGAGGAGGAGGCGGTGGATACGCAATCGGTGCTCCCCCAAGTAGTGGAGGAAATGGTGGCGGAGGAAATGGTCATTCAAGCGGTAATAGTCCACAAACTAATGGTCAACCGGGTACAGCTAATACTGGAGGTGGTGCTGGTGGTGCTGGTGATTATGGGACAGGCGTACAACCCCCATCAACTGGTGGATCTGGAGTAGTTATTTTAAGTGTACCAACTGCAAAATATTCAGGAACTACAAGTGGTTCTCCAACAATTACAACAAGTGGTGCAAACACAATACTAAAATTCACAGGAACAGGAACTTACACGGCATAAAATTATGGCACACTTTGCAAGATTAAACACAGATAATATAGTTACAGAAGTTGAAGTCGTATCTAACGATGTTGCAACAACAGAACAACTTGGAATAAATTTTTTAAAAACAGTCCATAAGACTGATGATACATTTGTTCAAACTTCTTACAATAATAATATTAGAAAAAATTTTGCAGGAATAGGGATGACTTATGATGAAGGAAGAGATGCTTTTATAGATCCTCAACCTCATGCATCATGGGTATTAAATGAGACAACTTGTAAATGGGAGGCACCTGTTGCCGAACCCGATGATGGTTTTCATCATCAATGGAATGAATCTACATCTAGTTGGGATCAAACTGATCCGATTAAATTAGGCTAGACTTATCTTTTATAATATAGTATAGTTTTTCCATAAAGGATGACTAAAACAAAAAACAAAAAAACATCAAAAAGTAATCTTAAAGAAATTAATACGGATTCAGGTTTTCAAAATACTAGTTGGAGTTTTGAATTAGATGCAATACATCAATATGCATTTTGGAATGATTTTTTATCAAAAGAAGAGTGCAACANAATAGTTAAACAGGGTAAAGAATTAAGACTAAAACCAGGTGGTGTAGGTACTTTTAATGAACAAAAAGAAATTAGGCAAAGCAGTATCTCTTGGATTTATCCAAACGCTGAGAATGCATGGTTATTTCGTAGAGCCACAGATGCTATAACAAATTTAAATAGTAGATTTTTTAAATTTAATATATCAGGTTTAAACGAAGGTTTTCAATTTACTAATTATAAATACCCTCATGGTCACTATGGAAAACATGTTGATAGAGGTTTTGATTTAACAATAAGAAAACTATCTTTATCAATTCAATTAACTGACCCTAAAAAATATAAAGGTGGGGATTTAAAATTGTATGTAGACTCCGCTAAAGAAGGGTTAACTATGGAAAAAAAACAAGGTACTTTAGTTTTATTTCCTTCATTTACTATGCATGAAGTAATGCCATTAACAAAAGGCGAAAGAAACTCTTTAGTGGCCTGGGTTACTGGAAAAGCCTTCGAATAAAACTCTTTTCTTTAAATATATTGAAATTGGCCACAATCTGTTATAACACCTAATAAACAGGATTTTATATGTTACAAAAACTAGGCTTTGTCCCCGGATATAATAAACAGGTTACGGAATTAGGCGCTGAAGGGCAGTGGTTTGATGGTAACAATGTTAGATTTAGATATGGTTCACCGGAAAAATTAGGTGGCTGGGATCAACTAGGTGAAGATAAATTAACAGGAGCTGGTAGAGCTTTGCATCATTGGGATAATAATGCAGGAACTAAGTACGCAGCAATAGGTACAAACAGAATGTTATACGTTTATTCTGCAGGTACATTCTATGATATTACTCCAATAAGGGTAAGTATAGCAAACGTTACTTTTTCAAGTGCAAGTAGCACTCCAACAGTTACAGTTACATTTTCAACTGCACATGGGATGCAAGAAGATGATGTTATATTATTTGATGGTGTAAGTGGGGTTACTGCGGTAGGGTCTACTTTTAATGACGCTTCTTTTGAAGATAAAAAATTTATGGCAACGTCTGTGCCAACAGCTACTACAATTACAATTACAATGGCTTCTAATGAAACAGGAACTCAATTAAATAATTCAGGAGATGCTACAGGCAAACCTTTTTATCATGTTGGTCCATCTCAACAACTAGGTGGATTTGGTTGGGGTACAGCAAACTTTGGTGGGACTGCCTCTGGTATTGCAACTACAACTTTAGCAACTGCTTTAACAGACACTGTTACAACTGATATTGTTATTACAAACTCAACAGCATTTCCCGATGCCGGAGAAATTAGAATTGGTACAGAGGACATTAGTTATACCAACAATGACCAGGCAACAGGGACCTTAAGTGGGGGAGCTAGGGGTACAAATGGTACAACTAAAGCTACACATAGTGCAGGAGTAACTGTAAGTAATATTTCAGCTTTCGTTGCATGGGGTGAATCTTCTACAGAAGATGTAACACTTAACCCAGGTTTATGGGTATTAGATAATTTTGGTACAAAATTAATTGCACTTATTTATAATGGTGAATGTTTTGAGTGGGACGCACAACCAACAAATGCTACATCCATTAGAGCTACATTATTAGCCAATGCTCCTACAGCATCGCGTCATGTGTTAGTATCTACACCAGACAGACACCTAGTATTTTTTGGAACAGAAACAACAGTCGGAGATAAATCTACACAAGACGATATGTTTATTAGATTCTCAGACCAAGAAAATATTGATGGTTCTACAGCTTATACAGTTACTGCAGAAAACACGGCAGGTACACAAAGACTTGCTGCGGGTTCTAAAATTATGGGAGCTATTAAAGGTAGGGATGCTATTTATGTATGGACCGACACTTCATTATTTTTAATGAGATTTGTAGGTGCACCATTTACTTTCTCTTTTGAAACAGCTGGAACTAACTGCGGATTGATTGGTAAAAATGCATGTGTTGAAGTTGATGGTGTTGCTTATTGGATGTCGGAGAATGGTTTTTTTACTTATGATGGTCAATTAAAATCAATGCCTTGTCTTGTAGAAGATCATGTATTTGATGATATAAATTTTACATCTAGAGATTTAATTAATTGTGGTTTAAATAATTTGTTTACAGAAGTTAATTGGTTTTATTGCAGCAATGGATCTAATCAAATAGATAGTGCTGTTACATTTAATTATTTAGAATCAAGCAACAAAAGACCTGTATGGACTATAAATTCAATAACAACAGAAACTGATTCATCTGGTGCAAATGTAAAAATAGGTTTACCAAGAGCATCGTGGGCAGACTCAGCTGTATTTAATAAACCTCATGGAAATTATTATGATCCTGATAGCAATATTTCTTATGATGTAATTGGTAACACTGACGGTTGTACAATTTATTATGAACACGAAACAGGAACTGATCAAATTAATGCTGGTGGTGTAGTTACTCCTTTAAAAGGAACAATTACTTCTGGTGAATTTGATATTACACAAAAAAGAAGTAGTTCAGGACAAAGTATTGGTATGCCAGACATTAGAGGTGATGGTGAATACATTGCAAAAATTAGTCGTATTATTCCAGATTTTTTAGAACAAGTAGGAAATACAAGAGTATCACTAGTTACTACAGATTACCCAATTAACACTCCGGTAGTAAGGCCTTTTGATATAAAAACAACTCAAACAAAACAAGATGTTAGAATAAGGGCTAGAGCAATTGCTTTACAAATTTCTAACACAGCTGCCGCACAAAACTGGAAGCTAGGTACATTTAGGTTAGATATAATGCCTGACGGAAGGAGAGGATAATGATAAATTTTTATAACGCAGCAGATAATCTTTTATATGCAAAACCCAATAGTCAATTTATTACACAAGATAGATTTAGAGGAAACGTTGCTCCTGTTCCACCCGAACTAATTGAAGAAGAAAACGTTACAAAAACATTTGGTATACCGGCAACCGCTGTTTATCAAAATAATAATGGTGGTGATAATTTTAATAGATCTTTTTCTAATAATCCTTACACGGCAAATTTAAATCAAGGTCAGTTTGTAACAAATAGAACTAGTTATGGTAGTACAGGTTATCTTCCCGGCACAAAACCTGAACCAAGTAAATTTCAACCGGCAATGGATTTAATTGGAAAAGGAATAGGTATGGCAATTCCTGGTGGTAATTTTTTAATGGGAATGGCAAAACAAAATTCTAGAGAGAATAAATTAAATGCATATGATAATGCTTTTATTGATATGCAATTAGCTAATCAAGAACAGAGCATACATGGTGGTGGTAATTTAACTAATCAAGATAGATATGGTTATAACAAAGTAAGTGCTTTTGGTAACTACGCTGATTTAGTTTCAAAAAATGCAGCAAAAGCTAATGCTAAAAATCCGGAAGATCTAACAGATTTTGATAAATACTATCAGGAAAAAGAAAAAGAAGAAGAAGACGTAAAGAATCAAATAGATTTTAATAATTTTGTAAGACAAAGAATAACTGCTAATAACATTAGAAAAGGAATTAAAAAAGGAACTATAGATGAAGGATTTAATATTCATGGTGATGGAAATATTACAGGTGGCGGAGGTGAAGGTTTTGGTGGATATGCAAATGTAGGGGCATATGATAAAGCAAATCAAGCTACTTACGATAGAATAAGCGACATGCATAGTGGTGGCGGTGGAGGCAACATAGGTGGCAAGAATGAAGGAAATCCTGGTGCTAATAAAAGTGCACAAAGTCATAGTCCACATTTTGCTAAAGGCGGTAGAATCGGATATTTCTTTGGTGGTCTAGCTGCAAGAGGAATGAAAAGATAATGGCAAAAATTGTACAATCATTAACTAGAGCAAGTAAAGAATATGAAGAAAGAACTTTTCAATCGTTAGTCAGAGATCTTGACGGTGTGATTAATAAATTAAATACTTCTTTTCAAGAAGAGCTTAAACAGGAGATAGAAGCGAGAGCTTTCTTTTTAGAATAATGGCAGTAGTAAACCAATACAAATTTA